TTGCCAATTACCGTAACGAGACGCTTGCGTACCTAGCAGGTATGGTGTCTCAGTATGATCAGATGCTGGTCAAAGACCTAGCAGACTACAAGCTTTACGTGGTTAATAAGCTGGTAGAACAAAGCGCTAACCCAGACCCTAAGTATGCTCTCCCAGCTATTAAAGCTTTGGGTGAAGTAGATGGTGTGGATGCGTTTAAGAAGAGATCTGAAGTAACGGTGCAGGTTAAATCTCTAGATCAAGTAGAGAAAGACCTGTTGGCTAAGCTGGAAAAACTTGAGCGCTTGACCAATAGAAGCCAAGCTCAAGACATTGTCGATGTAGAAACCACAGATGCTAACCCTAGAGAAGATACAGAAGCTTAAAACTCTTGTTCCATTGATGTCTCCCGACGAAAAACGGGAGTTTTTGGCTGATTTAGAGGTCTGGGAGAGGAACCAGGTTCAGAACTTGGGCCAGGAAGACCTCCTTTCTTTTGCAGAACACGTCTATCCTGGCTATAAAGTAGGCCCACACCACCGTAGGCTGGCAAAAATCTTTGAAGATATCGCCAACGGCAAGAAAAAACGGGTCGTAGTCAACATTGCTCCCCGTCACGGCAAGTCAGAACTCATCTCTTACCTCGCGCCAGCGTGGTTTTTGGGCAAATATCCGCATAAAAAGGTCATTATGGCCTCACACACCGCAGATTTAGCGGTGAACTTCGGTAGGAGGGTACGAAATCTTGTCAATATGGAATCGTATAGGGACATTTTTCCCCAAATTGAGCTTCAGCAAGACTCTAAGTCAGCGTCTCGCTGGGGTACGAACTTCAATGGAGAGTATTTCGCAATTGGGGTTGGTGGTGCTCTTGCTGGTCGGGGTGCTGATTTGTTCATTATTGATGACCCGCACTCTGAACAAGAGGCTAAACAAGGAAGACCTGATGTTTTTCTGCCTGCTTGGGAGTGGTTTCAGTCTGGCCCTATTCAGCGTCTTATGCCTGGCGGTGCTATCGTTGTTGTAATGACCCGGTGGAGTAAATTAGATTTAACTGGGCAGATTATTAACCACATGACCCAGAATGAAGATGCAGATCAGTGGGAAGTGGTGGAATTTCCAGCAATTTTGCCTTCTGGCACACCGTTGTGGCCTGAGTTTTGGTCTTATGAAGAGCTAGAGTCTAAGCGGGTCGGCATGGACCCAAGATACTGGCAAGCCCAGTATATGCAAGACCCCACGGCTGAAGAAGGGGCGCTAATAAAGAGAGAGTGGTGGCAGATTTGGGATAAAGAAGACCCACCACATTGTGAATATGTGATTATGTCCTTAGACGCCGCACAAGAAACTAATACTCGTGCTGACTATAACGCGCTAACTACATGGGGTGTATTTTTTAATGAAGAGAGTAATAACTACAACATTATCCTTCTTAACTCAATTAAGAAGAGGCTTGAGTTTCCTGAGCTTAAGAAGCTTGTCATTGAAGAATATAAGGAATGGGAGCCTGACTCGTTCATCGTCGAGAAAAAATCCAACGGCGCGGCCCTATATCAGGAGTTACGCCGCATGGGAGTCCCCGTGGGAGAGTTCACACCCAGCAAGGGCCAGGACAAGATTGCGCGAGTAAATGCAGTGTCAGATTTATTTTCCTCCGGTATAGTGTGGGCACCAGACAAGAGATGGGCTAAGGAGGTTATAGAGGAATGCAACGACTTCCCCAGTGGGTCAAACGATGACCTGGTTGACTCAACAACACAAGCCCTATTAAGGTTTAGACAAGGTGGGTTTATCAGACTGCCAAGCGATGAACCCGAAGAAGAAAGATATTTTAAGAGCCGCAGAGCGGTTGGATTCTATTAAGGATAAATCATGGCAATTGAGAAAGCCCTAAACCCGGCCCCTCTTGGGATGCAAGACATTAATGCAGACGAGCCGCCGATAGAAATTGAGATCGAAGATCCTGAGCGTGTAGAGATTGGGATCGGTGGGTTAGAGATTATTTTAGAGCCAGGTAAAGAAGAAGAAGATGATGACTTCGATGCAAACCTTGCCGAGTATATTGAGGCTGATGAGCTAACACAGCTTGCGAATGATCTTATTGGTGACTTTGACGATGACATCTCCAGCCGCAAAGACTGGATGCAGACATATGTAGATGGGCTAGAACTTCTTGGGTTGAAGATTGAAGAGCGCACAGAGCCTTGGCCTGGTGCGTGTGGTGTGTACCACCCACTGCTTTCAGAGTCTCTCGTTCGCTTTCAGGCAGAGACAATGATGGAGACCTTCCCCGCAGCTGGGCCTGTAAAGACGCAGATCATTGGGGTTGAGACTAGAGAGAAAGAAGAGGCAGCTCAGCGTGTCAAGGATGACATGAACTATGAGTTGACCGAGGTGATGGTTGAGTACCGGCCCGAGCATGAGCGGATGCTCTGGGGTTTGGGGCTGTCGGGCAACGCGTTTAAGAAGGTCTACTTTGACCCTAATCTGGATCGACAGGCTTCGATCTACGTACCGGCAGAAGATGTTGTGGTGCCATACGGTGCTTCAAGTCTAGAGACAGCCGAGCGCGTCACGCATGTGATGCGTAAGACACCTAACGAGATGAGGAAGTTGCAGGTCGCTGGCTTTTATAGAGACATTGAGCTTGGTGACCCTGTAGATACGTTTGACGATGTCGAGAAGAAAATTGCTGAGAAGATGGGATTTAAGGCATCTTCAGATGATCGGTACAAGATCCTTGAGATGCACGTGGACCTCGACCTCCCTGGTTACGAGGACAAAGACAAGAAAGGTAAGCCGACAGGCATTGCATTACCTTACGTTGTTACTATCGACAAGCATACGCAAGAAGTCTTAGCCATACGCCGTAATTGGCACCCAGAAGATGAGTTAAAGCAAAAGCGTCAGCACTTTGTGCATTACCCGTACATCCCTGGGTTTGGCTTCTACGCCTTTGGACTTATTCATTTGATCGGTGCGTTTGCTAAGTCTGGTACGTCCATACTTCGTCAATTAGTCGATGCTGGCACGCTATCAAACCTGCCTGGTGGCTTTAAAACCAAGGGTCTGCGAGTTAAGGGTGATGACACGCCGATTGCACCAGCTGAGTTTAGAGACGTAGATGTGGCTTCTGGCACCATAAAAGACAACATCATGACGCTGCCCTACAAAGAGCCGTCACAGGTGTTGGCTGGGTTGATGGATAAGATCATTGACGAGGGCCGTAGGTTCGCTAGTGCAGCCGACCTTAAAGTCTCAGATATGAGTGCTCAGTCCCCGGTAGGTACTACGCTTGCCATATTAGAGCGCACGTTGAAAGTGATGTCAGCGGTTCAGGCTCGCGTTCACTATGCGATGAAGCAGGAGTTTAAGCTCCTTAAGAACATCATCCGTGACTACACGCCTGAAGAGTACGCATACGAGCCAACGGATGCACTACCCCCTGCTAAGCGTTCTGACTATGACATGGTGGAGGTTATACCTGTTTCAGATCCCAACGCAGCAACAATGTCGCAAAAAGTCGTGCAGTATCAGGCAGTGTTGCAGTTAGCACAGCAGGCACCGCAGTTGTACGACTTACCGTTGTTGCACCGCCAGATGTTAGAAGTATTGGGTATCAAGAACGCAGCTAAGCTCGTACCAACGGAAGATGACCAGAAGCCGACTGACCCTGTGTCTGAGAATATGGATATGTTTACGGGTAAACCCGTAAAAGCGTTCATTTATCAGGACCATGCAGCCCACATCACAGTACACATGACGGCTCTGCAAGACCCGATAACGGCACAGATTCTGGGCCAGAATCCTCAAGCACAGCAGGTTGGTGCGGCATTTATGACGCACATCATAGAGCACTTTGCCTTCAAATGCCGCAAGAATGTTGAGGAAAAGATCGGTGTGCCTTACCCAGCGCCGAACGAAGAGATGCCTGAAGAGATGGAAGTTGAGATTTCTCGCCTTGCAGCCGCAGGCGCACAGAAGCTTCTACAGGCTAACCAGGCAATGATGGCGCAGCAGCAAGCCCAGCAACAAGCTCAAGATCCGATTGTGCAGATGCAGCAACAAGAGTTGCAGATTAAACAGGCAGAAGTTCAGCGTAAGGCACAAAAAGATAAGTCTGATGCACAACTTAAGGCCGCGCAAATTGAGACTGAGCGTATGCGGATACAAAACCAGTCTGAGATTGACGGCGCACGACTGGGTGCACAGATTGCCAAAGACCAAACAGAACAGCAGTTTAAGCAGGCTGTACAAGCTGTAGATCAAGAGATTGAAGGCGCTCGTTTAGGCGTTCAAATAGCGCAACAGAAAGCCCAGCAAGATTTTAATAGGGCTACACAGGCTTCTAGAGACGAAATTGAGGGTGCTCGTTTAGGCGTTCAAATAGCTCAGAAGAAAGAAGAGCAGATGTTAAAAAATCAGAGACCTGAACAAAAGGAAAGTAAATGACTAAAGATGTACTAAAACATTTGTCAAAAGCCCTGCAAGAAGAGCGTCTTCGTATTATTGAAGATCTCGGGGACGGCAAAGCAAAGGATCTCGCGGAATATAAATATTCTGCTGGTGTGGTGCGTGGCCTATTAATGGCTAATAACTTAATTGTCGAAATGGCAGAAAGGTTGGAAAACTCAGATGAGTGAAATCTTAATCGGTTCTACAAGCGATCCGAACGAAGCAACAGTATTACCAGCAAGCGCAGAAGAGAAGGCTAGGCAAGTACCAGACCCGTCTGGATACCGCATCCTGTGTGGGATTCCAGAGATTGATGACAAGTTTGACAGTGGTCTAGTCAAGGCAGACATAACCATGCAGCATGAAGAATTGCTGACTACGGTTCTGTTTGTTATGAAAATGGGTCCAGATTGTTATCAAGACCCAGCTAGGTTCCCGTCAGGTCCATGGTGCAAAGAGGGTGATTTTGTATTAGTTCGCCCCCACGCCGGTACACGTCTAAAGATTCACGGGCGCGAGTTTCGGATTATTAACGATGATTCTGTTGAGGGTGTAGTAGAAGATCCTCGCGGTATTAGTCGCAAATAAGGAGTAGAAAATGGCTGATAATCAAGAAGTCAAAGAGCAAGAATCAGTAGCAGAAGAGAAGGATTTTGAGCTAGAAATTGAAGACGACACGCCTGAAGAGGACCGTGGGCGTCAGCCGTTACCGAAAGAAGTGGTCGAAGAGCTAGAACAAGATGAGCTAGAAGACTACTCTGAGAAGGTAAAAACCCGCCTAAAACAGATGAAAAAGGTCTGGCATGACGAGCGGCGGGAGAAAGAACGGGCATTACGGGAGCAGCAAGAAGCCCTAGCTATGGCCCAGAAAGCCCTAGATGAGAATAAAGCTCTCAGAAATAAGTTGAGTGAAGGGGAGAAATCCCTGGTAATGACAGCTACTAGCGCCGCAGAAATAGAGTTGGAGATGGCTAAACGGGCCTATAAAGAGGCTTATGAGGCTGGAGATTCTGACAAGCTAGTAGATGCTCAGGCTAAGCTTAGTTCTGTGAATTTTAGGTTGGAAAGGTTAAAAGGATATAAACCCCCTTTACAAACCCAACAAACTCCTGATATAAATGAACAAAGGGCGCAACCTCAGCCCCCGCAGTTAGATCAAAAAACCGCTCAATGGCGTAGCAAAAATACGTGGTTCGGGCAGGACGAAGAGATGACTGCAACAGCGCTAGGGTTGCATCAGAAATTAGAAAAACAGTACGGTGCAGGTTATATCGGTACTGACGAATATTGGAATACGGTCGATAAGACCATGCGGAAACGCTTCTCTGAGTATTTCGGGGAAGATGAAGAAGTAGAAACGTCTGACAGGGGCGGCAAGCCTGCTCAGCGCACTGAGATGAAACCGGCTAATGTTGTGGCTCCGGTATCAAGAAGCACTTCTGCCAAGAGGATAGTGCTAAAGCAATCGCAGTTAGCAATTGCGAAGA